AGCTAATTCAGATTTCGGGCGGTCCATACCATCTTGGATAGGTTTAAAGAAAAACGGATAGTTAATACTTATAGGTACTATTTTATCCGTAAACATTTTCTTTGCATCACCACCACTCTTGGATAACACCCCAAATCTACTATCACTTGCTAGAGTAGCTAAATTAACGGTTTCAGCCGAACTCATGAAAGAAAAACCTGAACGTCTATTCTTTAAATAGCACATACCATAGCAGCGTTGATCTGCTTTACAAGCCTCCCAAAATATAAAGAAAAGCCTATTAGCTTCTCTAAAATCCGGAGCCCCAATATCTATCTTACTCCATTGTAGATACATATAGTAACTACCAGGAACCCATGTTGGAATACCGTTGTTCGTAAACCAAAAACCACTATCCCTTCTCTTGAACTCTTCATCGATATATTTATAATGTAGTTCTTTAAAGTCTTTAGGATAATTATCCCAGTCGAATCTAGTTTTTATCTTGTCAAAAGCTCCATTAGGTTTAAACCTTCTCCACTTCTGTTCATTCTTTTCCTTCGAGCAACTAAATACTTCCTTAGGTGCTTTAGGTAAAGCTATCTTTAATCCTTGTATTTCTATTATATCACCAATCTCACCGGTCTTAGATACTACAACTACGTCGCTGCCTTTATCGTAACCGTACTTCCATTTCTTGCCTTTATTAAGCCTCTTGATAGTGGTAAGCTTGACTGGTTCTATTATCTTATATAGTGACTGCTCGTACATTACTTACTCCTCCCTTCTGCGAATCCTTGGAATTTGGGTTTGTTTAGATCTTTCTTAGAATTCTCTAAATCATCTATGATCCTCTCTTCCTCTTCGATACGGTTTAATATTTCAAAAGCATCGAAGATAGCAAGCTTCTTTGTAGCAGCTGCATTCTTAAGTCTATCCGCAGATATATCATCGTCAGAGTCAACGATAGCTTCTTTAGCTACTTTGATTAACTCTTCAACTGCTTTATGCCCAGCTTGGATTATACTCTTCTTCGTTTCCTTTATATTCATACTCAATATTGATAAACCTATTCATAACTCTATATAACCTCTCTCCATCCACTACAAACTCAAACTCATCACCCGGTGAGAATCCAACCAATTGAGTGGGTAGAAAAGTTCCGTCAGAATACTTAACAATCCCTACTAGAGGTCTCTCTTTCTCTAAAGAGAATTTATCAGTGCTCTTAAGTGGTTTTACAAACGTGTAACCGTTGATACATTCCCATATGTTATTCTTGTACATAAATACCTGGTCTGGAGATGCTAAGTATTCACCTTCGTTCATAAAGCCTCTACTATTCTTCTCTATCCCCTTCATATCATGCCATCTCCTAAATATATTATGATGGACTAATACCTCTTGCCCCTCTTGTAGATTATGTACATTATTAATAGGAGTAGAGACAACGATAGCTTTACGGTTAATATATCCATGGTTAAAAACCTCTGTATTTAATATTAAATCCTTATCTCCAACTTTAGTAGAATTGTTATACCTTTCACCTAAAGGCTTTATTATATAATCATATAACGGCTTCATTAGTACTCAAGATCATATTCCACTGATATAGCCATGTTCTTATTAAAGTCTTTCCATGGAATTTGAATATCACCTTTAGATATATAGATGGAGTACTTTGTTTTCTCCTCTATAATATCTGTTATCGTATGACCACCATAAACATTCTGACCAACAGCATAATGCATAGCATCATTCTTATAGTCTTTACCTATGGTAATCTTTCTAATTACGTGGCTCTCCATCTTCTGGATAATTAATTGTACCGTCTTTTAAATCTACATCAAAAGTACCATATTCTTTATTTAACTCATCTTGTAGTAGAGCTACTTCATCCTGTGAACCTGCTAATCTATGAAGGTAAGAATGTTTCTGTGCTTCTAGTTTCCCGATCTCAAATTGGATACCGTTTATATTGTTTACTACTTGTTGTAATTTCCCTAATTGCTCCTCTGTAATGTTTGTTGCTTTAGGTTTTAAATCAACCATTTCTTTTACTTTACCCATTTTATTTAATTTAATTGTTTTACTTTTTTTGTTTTCTCTAATGACCTACCACCGAAGTAAGCACCTATAACTGTTATTAACACTATCTGTAGTAGATCTGTCCATTTAGTTTCTATATGGAAGTTAACTACACCAGCGTCTATAAATATTATTAATACTGTAGAAACTACTAGGAATATCAACACTGCTGGTCGAACATTCTTACTTAACCAGGAATCTGAATTCATATCAGCGCTCCACCTGTCTGTAACCTGCTTTTCCATCTCTCTCTCGTGCTTAGAGACCAACTCCTGTATCTTTAACTCCGCAGCTAATTTCTCTTCCTTAGAAGTCGTTAAATCATCTAATACGCCACCTATCCCCTTAACTAGCTCTGTAGCTCCTGAGGAAAATATCTTCGTTAGTATACTCATCTATCTTTATCTTTAATCATATCATCTATAGCTTTATTCATGACCTTATCTGTGTATGACTTGTTATTATAGTAAGGGTTTGTTATTGATGTAGGCACATCCTCCTCCCCAAGTAGTATTCTATATATTCTACTTATAAGATGATTACACTTAAACGATGTTTTGTAAACTGTGTACTTTATAGTAGTTCTATTTCTCTGCCTCCACACTTCTATCCAACCTGCTTTCCTCAATCTCTCCCATCGGTGTTTATCCCAAGTATAAGCATATACTCCGTTGATGAAATCATCTCTAGTAAACCTAGTCAGACAGTTTAAATATATTAGAAGCTCTAAGTCAGCATCTTTTACATCATTAGCTTTGCACGCCCATTTCCGAACCAATCTATAGTACTTGAGGAAATGTGAATCCTTAAGGTCTTGAGATGTTATCTCTCTACTCATCCATTAGTACTACATCCCTAAGCTTGATTACTCTATACATTATATCGTTATAAGATATATCGTGACCTGCATGTTTATCATACATTACTGTACCACCTTCTTTTATCATCTCAGCTAGATTACCTACAGATATAACTTTAGCTTTCTTATACCTATTATCAGAGTCAGTATCATCAGTGAGCAGGAAACCACTCATAGTGGTCTTCTGTTCCTTGATCTTCTCTATTACTATATAGTCGTTAATTGCTTTCATTTACTCTTACGTTTGATATTACACAATCAGCTGATACTATAGTCAAAGCTACACTCACAGCGTTCTTAAGAGCAGTCTTAGTCACTAGGACAGGGTCAATGATACCTGAATCTATCATATTAACAACATCACCAGTTACAACATTAATACCGTGACCCTCAAATAAGTCTGTATTACACTCTATACCTGCATTGTCTAGTATTGTTTTATAAGGAGATTGAATTGCTTCTAGTAAAGCTTCATATCCCACGTTAGTGGGAGAGATTTTTTGAGAGGCGTTAAGGAGGGCAATACCACCCCCTGAAACTATCCCTTCTTTCAGCGCAGCTTTAGTTGCATAGATAGCATCCTCCACTCTATCTTTCTTTTCTTTAAGTTCAACCTTAGAATCGGCTCCAACCTTTACAACTCCTACGCTACCAGATAGGGTAGACAAACGTTGCTCAAGTTTCTTCTTCATGAAACCGTTGTTCTCTTCTTTTATTTTAGCTTGAACCTCGGTTATTCTTTCTAGTACAGTATCGTTAGACTCACTCAATGTGATAGTAGTGTTCTTATCGTCAGTAACAGAGAATTCAACCTCACCTAAGTGTTCAACCGTGATAAGATCTAAGTCATCTCCTAGTTCCTCATTGATTACAGTACTACCAGATAGTATAGACAAATCCTCTATAGCATCCATACGTGTAGGGCCAAATCCAGGTGGGTCTACGATGTTTACTTTAATGTTACCTTTAACCTTGTTCATTAGCAACGCAGACTTAACTTGTTGCGAAACTGGTGCTACGATAAGTAATGCACGGTTGTTTTTAATTACATGTTCTAATATTCCTTGGATTTTCCTAATGTTAGGGATTTCAGAGGAAACCGTAAGCACGAGTGGATTATCTAACTCACATATGTGCTTTTCAGTGTTAGTAATAAAGTGCGGTGAAGTTAAACCACAGTCTATCTGTGCTCCATCCACTACTTCTACATATGTATCTTCTGTTGGGCTCTCTTCTAGTAGAACTACACCGTGTTTACCTACTTTTTCATAAGCCTCAGCGATAATATCCCCTAAAAATGTGTCATTATTACAGGAAATACTAGAAACAGCTTTAAGCATATCACCATCCACTTCAACGGACGATGAATCTAAGTACTCTACTACTTCCGCTAAGCACGAAGTAACACCTTCTTTAATATCTCTGATTTTTGCACCTGCAGCGACGGCAGTGTGTATAGAATTAATCAAGGCCTCCACTAAAACTGTGGCAGTGGTTGTCCCATCACCAGCCTCTTTAACTGTATTACGGGCCGCTTCCTTCACTAAGGTAGCACCCATGTTTTCAACCGGATCAAATAAGACTACGCTTTCTGCAACGGTTACACCGTCTTTTGTTATGACCGGTTTGCCTCTTCCATCTTCGTAAATAACGCATTTTCCCGATGCGCCCAATGTGGATTTCACGGCTTTGGCTAGCTTATTAACGCCAGCTATTACTCTATCTTCAGCTTCTCGGCCAAAGTTTAAGTCTTTGACCAATTCGCTTGGTAAATTGTACTCCATAATGTATTGAATTGAATTTAATTAAATTGCTTTTTTAAGCTTAAAATGTTTTAACTACTTTTGGTCCACCAATGAATTCCACTTTTTTACCAAAGTGTTCGACACTGCCATTGATAGCAGCCTCAGCTCCATCGAGAGTTTCTCTACGTGTGATGTCGACCCATTTGTCTTGGTCGTTTGGGTTGTTGACTTCTGTTTGGTAGTACCCATTTGCTAACTGTGTTATTCTCCAGTTCTTTTTATCTGCTAAATGTTTCCATTCTGCAAGTTTGTCTTCAGTTACCTGAGGTTTTCCAGTATTTAGTGTACTGGTTTTGTAGTAATAATAGGTCATGTGTTTGTTTTGGTTTGTATTAATTGATTTACTTTTTGGTTATCATAACGGTACTACCGTCAGCTTTTGTGTACTTATATTTATCACCTTTCTTAGCCTTTCCTTTAACTGTTCTATTAGCTATAGCTCTCTTGTTACCGGCCTCAATTTTAGCCTGACTTTTCTTGTCATCACTAGTAACTCCTTTGTATGGTTTGTTAGTCTTCTTGCTATGATCTGGAGCCACCGGTTTCTTATTGGCTTTATCAGCTGTCACTGCTTTTTGTTTAGCAACTAATGCTCTTTTCTTAGCATCTAACTCAGCTTTCTTTTTAGCTCTATAATCAGCTGCAGTTTCGTTACGTGTCTGCTTAGACCCTTCAGCTTTTTTAGTATCAGCAGTTGTAGATGCTCCACCTGTAGGGTTTGTACCGCCCACTCGTTCTATCTCTCTAGCTTGAGCATTTGTCAAAGCCTTATTCTGGTATTTATTTCTGCTAGAATTCTTGTTCTTTCTTCCGAATATTCCCATGTTAATTATTTCTTGCGTTTCTTGCGTTTCTTCTGTTAGTTCTTTTTACTTGCCTTAGCTCTCTTCGTCTCTGTCTATTACCCTGTCTTATTTCTCTAGCAGTCTTGCCAGTACCTCTATCAACCTTTCTTTGCTCATCATCTAAATGACGTTGTATCTTTACCTCACTTCGGTTAGCTATCTTCTCTTGTCGGTATTGACTCATCTTAGACATACGTTCTTCACCGATACTCTCCTCTAGAGTTATATTGGTACTCCCGTAAGCACTTCTAGTCTTCTTATTATCATAATTAGGGGCTGTCCAATTTTCTCCGTACTCAGCACCTGCGTTATAAGTCTTTTGTTTGTATGCCATATCCTTGTGTTTGTCTTACACCATTATAATCACATCATTACCTTATTATTTACTAATGTGACACAAGCCTGTTACTAGTACCTTATATAGGCTAATGTCACACTACTGAAAAAATTTTATTATAAATTTTGGGGGATTGTACTGCCCCCCTCCTCCTACCCCGGCCCACCCTATACCAAAACCCAATCATTCACCCCACCCCCATCCATCCCTTTATGATCCATTCCCCGTCCCCATCCGAATCCCCATCCTACCCTGATCCGATCTTCAACCCTATCTAATCTATCCCTCTCCCTCCCCCTCCCCTCATCCCATCATATATACCTATCTATATATACCCATATATACCTAACTGTATTCGTTATTATATTTATACAAAGTTAATACGACTAACGTTGGATAATATATATGTAAACCGAACGAACGGTTTCAACTTAAACTTTATTACTATGTCAAATTCAAATCAAATTACCACGAAGAGATTCGTTATACGCAAGTCGTTAATTGGTACTAATACCATTATCACCTTCATGAATAAGAAGGGTAAGTCAGTGTCGTATTCTCACGATACAGTGTACAACTCACACAAAGCAAGATTCGAATCGATGAATTGCTTCGCGAAGTACAAAAGCTATACTAATAGCAATGCTATGCCAGCATTCTGTAGAGACTTAGCGATCTAAGATCTCATCACTTAGCCCAGTTAGTTCCTTATTCCCTGGTTTATCAAACATGAATACTACATACGCATCTTCTTGGTGAGCCTATGAATAACCATAGGTTTGGGTTCGAATCCCTGACTTGCGACTAACTATTAAATTACAATTATGATTAAGAATTTATTTCAAGTACTAGTATCTGCTGTATCATTTACCTTGACGATGTATACATTGTTTGTCTTCTCGATAACAGGTCACTTACAGATCTTATTAGTATTACCGCTTGTAGTACTACCGTTGATCTACATCTGCTACTTCACTGATTAATTACAAGCTCAATACGAATCACCATGGATAATATCTATGTAACCAATTAAAACAATAACTATGTCAAAACCATACTATACACTGCACGAGCAGAATGTAAACCGCTTAACTGAGGCGATCCAAATACTAAATCGTATAGAAGTAGATACCTTCTTTTATGACTCAGATCTCGCTAATCAAATAACTCCGACTCGAGTTGTATTGAAGAAGATCCTTTCAGAAGTTAAACAGGCGCACGCTGATAAACTGTGACATTAGCCTGTTACTAGTCTTAGTTAACGGCCTTGTGTCACACTATTCTACTAATGCTAATTAATAACTTAATTACAAACTAAATACGAGGTTCGTTGGATAATATATACGTAACCAATAAATATCAAACTATGCAAAAACTTACTTTAAATCAGGAAACAGAAATTATCGCTTTAATCGATGAGCTAAATCAGTATCGTAACGGAAACGTGACTAGCGCTGGAATTCTAGAAGTATTACACTCAACGTATATTTCTGTACTAAAACAGAATTTACACGAGTAGACAGGTGGCGGAGTATCTCCAACTTAAAATTATCTACTTAATTATTTATCCACCTTTTACAAACTGAATACGAACGAGTATGGATAATATATATGTAACGCACAAAAATTATAAACTAAACTAAATCAACCACTTATGGCAAATTTAATTCAATCAAAGAGATTCGTAGTACGTCAATCTCTAATCGGCAAAGATACTAACGTCGAAGTATCATTCAAAAACGGTAAATCAGTGACTTATTCTCACGATAAAGCGTACGAAATCATGAAGGAAACTCTTGAAGCACTCTCGTGTTGGGAGAAGTACAAGTCTTACACTTCATCAGGTAATGTTCCAAAAGCGATTCGCGAAACTGAAGCGATACTAGAATCTTCTGAAGCAGAAGTTGTAGTAGACGAAGTAGTCGAAGAAACTGAAGATATTACTTCTGAAGAGATGACTCCAGCAGGAGCGTTTTAAACTATGTACTAAGTCGAAGTTGGAGACATT